GCATCTGGTCTTAACTCTGCACTAGATAATGTTGCTGAGTTTAATACAGTTCAGACTCCAGCAAAAATCTGGCAGTTCTACAAGAACAGACTAATCAAGTCTGACTTCATCACAGTAGCTTAACAGCTACTGACTGACGAGCCCACTGCACTGCGGTGGGCTTTTCTTTGCCTGTCTTCTTCGCTTGTTCGCCTACTCTATCTGCTCTGCTACTCGCTTATTCTCGACCCCTATCCCCCCTCTTCCCGTCGCCTGCTGGGTCCCACCCGCCCGCCCCTGGACTTGCATCCGCTTTTGCAAGTAATTTATGAATAAGTCCCTAGTTCAAAAATTTTGCGAAAAAAATTTTTTCGAATATACTTTTCTGATGGGTTTTAAATTAAGTTTAATTCTTGGAGGTCTCTTAGTCGCTAGTTTGGCAGGGTCGACATATCTATTTAACCAATTAACACAAGCCAAAGCCAATCAAATAGTATTAGAAGATAAAATATCCGAACAAAACGATTCTATAAAACAATACTTAGCTAAACAAGAACAGATATCCGCTGATATGAATAAACTAGAAGCGGAAAAACAAAACGCACTCCGTGAGGTCAATAAACTTAGAAACACATTTGCTAAACATGATCTTGATAACCTTGCGTTGAACAAACCAGGATTAATAGAAAAAATTGTTAATAAAGGTACAAAACAAGTAATGACTGACTTAGTAGAACTAACTACGGTAAAAGAAGATGAAACAGCTACTAACTAGTATACTTTTGTTAATCGCGGTCAGTGGTTGTTCACTAATACCAACTAAACCTGTAGAAGTAAATACGATTGCGTTACCTGCACCTATGTATCACCCACCACTACCCATGGAAATACAAGCCGTTGGCGTCGAATGGAAAGTCCTCACACCAGAAATCATGGCTGAATACTTACAACTCGTTGAAGAAGGTAAAGCTCCTGCGGTTGCTTACTATGCGTTAACCACGCAACAGTACGAAAACCTATCGATGAACATGGCTGAAATAACTAGGTATACTAAGAACATCTTATCGATTGTCGAATACTATAGAGAATACGAAACAGACGAAGAAAAATAGCCCGCGAACCAAGAACTCCACTCCTAACCTTTTCTCCTTTACTTTATTTTAGCCTTTTGCTTTGCAAATAGCCTAGAGTTAGCATATACTTAGCCTATGGCTGAACCTACAGGCACAATAGCACCTTACGAACCATCACCGTTGGAAAAACAACAACAGGTTATTGCTAACTTCCTATTAGATAACGGTCTTATATCAGATAACTACCGTGCACAACGATTAGCGGAAAACATGACGTTTATGTCTGAACTTATTCCAGGATTTGGTGACGTACAAGGTGTACGTGAAGGTAAGTTTATGATAGACGAAGGTAATCCTATGATGGGTGGAATAATGATGGGTGCAAGTATGTTGCCTTTTATTCCTGGATCAGCACTAATGCGTAAAGCTCAAAAGCTACAAGCAAAAATTAAACAAGAAAAATTTAACGAACAACGTGAACTAAGAAATGCGGGCTCTGGTGATGGGAATGCGGCTTACGATGCTGCAGAACGAGCTAGGAAAAAACATCAAACCGCACAAAGACAACTTGACGAAATGATAGCTAAAGAAAAAGCTAAACCTAATCTAGAACCAAAAGTAACAACTAAAGAACCACCGAAAGCGGTACAACAAGAAATGGATTTTAGCTCTCCATCTATACCTACCTCTATGCTACGGGAGATGCAAGACGATTACATAAAATCAAGAAAAGGTCCAACAGAAATACCCCCTGTTTTATACGACCGAAGAAGTATCGATGATACATCTTTAGATTTTGATAAAGCGTTTTTACGTGGAGAATACACAACACGAGGTTCAAACCCTAATTTTAACAAACCAGGAAGTATTCAGTTCACAGGTGAAAAACTACCCTTGCGTTACATGTACTCAGACAGTTACGCAAAGTACATGAATGACCCTAAAAAATTAAAAGAATTAAAACTAGCAACAGGTCCTGATTTACGTTATAGCACACAACAAGACCCAACATTAATACACGACGCATTCTCAGGACAATATCCTGAGTTAAAACAATTATTTCATGGCAGTAAAACTAAAGGTATTAAAAACTTAGAACTTCCTAAAAGCGGTTCATCAGGAGGTATTTATTCTTTAGTAGACCCTAAAGACCCTAGATTTAAAATATTTTCTGAAAAAGGCTCGGGGTATGTTTTACAACCTAATTTTAAAAAGACCTTAGACGTAGATAACATGCCTGATGATATGTTAAAAGTTTTACAAGATATAGAAATGTATAGAGGACGTCCTAGTAGAGGCGGAGCTAAAAAACTAGATATGGATTTAAATACTTTATTACGTGGAGGTCCAGGAAGTATTAACAAAACACCATCAGGAGTAGATAAAGAATTAGCAGATGTTTTTACAGGACAAGGATATGACGCTTTACGTTTTCCACCTAGAAAAATGAGAGGAGAAGGAGAAACATTACTATCTTTAAATCCTAGTAATTTACAAATTACAGATGAAATAGATTATAACAATTTAGATGATTTTATAAGAACTTTATTGAATGACTAGTAACGCTGATAAGCTAAAAGCTTTAAAAAACATAGACCTCTCACATTTAGATAAAGCTGAAGCTAAAGAGTTTACAGTTTTATTAGAAGAATTAGAAAAACGAGAGTTTCAAGAAAAGTCAACAAGCACTTTTATGGAATTCGTAAAATCTATTTGGTCTGAATTTATTAACGGCGATCATCATGTAAAAATGGCGAAAGCTTTTGATGATATAGCTACAGGTAAATTAAAACGTCTAATTATTAATATGCCTCCTAGACATACAAAGTCTGAGTTTGCTTCACATTTATTCCCTGCGTACCTATTAGGTAAAAATCCTAAACTAAAAATTATAGAAGCAACCCACACCGCTGACCTTGCAGTTAACTTTGGTAGAAAAGTTAGGGATTTAATTGACGGCGACGATTACAAAGAACTATTTCCTGAAACAGAATTAAAAGCAGACAGTCGTTCTGCTGGTAAATGGTTAACAAATAAAGGCGGCGAATACTATGCGGCAGGTATCGGTGGTGCGTTAGCAGGAAGGGGTGCTGATTTGTTTATTATTGATGACCCACATTCTGAACAAGACGCTATGTCTGATAAAGCGATGGATGAAGCTTACGAATGGTTTATGGCAGGTCCTCGACAAAGGTTACAACCTGGAGGTGCAATCGTTATAGTTATGACCCGTTGGAATAAAAAAGATTTAACAGGTAGATTAACTAGGAAGATGGCACAAGACGAAGGCTCTGACCAGTGGGAAATCATAGAATTTCCTGCAATACTACCTAGCGGTAATCCTCTTTGGAAAGAATTTTGGAAACTAGAAGAACTTGAAAGTATAAAAGCTTCAGTTAGTCCGTCTAAGTGGGCGGCACAATACATGCAAAGACCAACAGGTGAAGGTATTTCGATTATACCTAAAGAATGGTTTATGGTTTGGGAAGAAAACACTCCACCGAAATGTGATTATATAATTCAAAGTTATGATACAGCGTTTTTAAAATCAGAAAGAGCTGACTTTACTGCTATAACAACGTGGGGTGTTTGGTACCCTGAAGGTAAAATAGGTGAAGAAATATATCACGGTAACGAAGCACACCTAATTTTGATAGATTGTATAAAAGAACGTTTTGATTTTCCTGAATTAAAAGCAGAAGCTTTACGTTTGTATGAATATTGGGAACCTGATACAGTAATTGTTGAAGCTAAAGCTAGTGGTATTCCGTTAGTACAAGAATTACGTAGAGTAGGTATTCCTGTTAACACTTTTAGTCCAGGAAAAGGTCAAGATAAAATTGCACGATTAAATTCTGTATCTCCTATTTTTCAAGATGGACGCGTTTGGGTTCCTGATAATAGATTCGGTGAAGAACTTATGGAAGAAGTTTCTGATTTTCCTGCGGGAGAAAACGATGACCTTGTTGATGCTACAACATTAGCACTAGCTAGATTTAGAGAAGGTGGTTTTTTACAATTAACTAGTGACTATTTTGAGGAAGAGGAGTATTATGATGGTGAAAGGGTTTATTATTAATCAAAATCATACTATGATTTATCAACATGGCTATTGAAAAACAAGTAATTTCTGCGGTACCTGATAATCAAGAAGCGATTGAACTTGAAATCACGCCAGAGACGGAAGAAGAAACTGAACTTTTTGTACAACCTGACGGTTCTATTGTTCGGGGTAGTGATATGCCTGAACAAACGGTTTCTAAGTTTGGCGAAAACTTAGCAGAAACTTTAGAAGACAACGAATTAAATACAATAGCCGCAGAATTAGTTGGTTCTTTCGAAGATGATTTAGATTCTAGGAACGATTGGTTTCAAACATACACAGAAGGATTAGATTTATTAGGAATAAATTCTGATTCAAGGTCGCAACCTTTTGTTGGTGCTTCAGGAGTTCATCATCCGATACTCGCAGAAGCCGTAACACAATTTCAAGCACAAGCATACAAAGAAATGTTGCCAGCAGGTGGACCTGTTGACACAGAAGTTTTAGGAATGACCGATAACGCTAAGATGGAAAAA